CAACCAAGTTTTTTGTAGAGAGTCTCGGGGAAGGTAATGCCTTCCCACTTTTGGACAGTTGCGATACGAGGGAATCCCCGTACCGAAGGTCGACGAGTGGTAGGATTGAACCGCCTCTTACGACGGTAGAAGTTGCGACGCTTCATACCCCGGGTGGGGCGAGAGGAGCGTCGACGCTTGGTAGCTGCGGATATGAGCGAGTTCGATCGCGCACGTTTAGGCATTGTATATATATTATATAGCAGGGAAGTTGATACATGGTGTATTTTAATTTTTTGTACCTGCTGATGGTATGAAGTGCCAGAAATTGTTCTGGACCCGGAATGAATCTGACGGTTAGGTATAGAAAAGATGAACGCTGTATTACATTATGACTTCACGTTACAAGTCGGCGCAAGCGCCGACGGAAAGGAGACGGCTTCGCCGTCTGACATTTCGGACGCGGTGTGCGCGCTGGCGCGCGCCTTTGCATTCCAGAAGGAGATTGGTGAGTTGACTCACCGTGTGCACTTTCAGGGTCGGTTCACCTTGAAGGAGAAGATGCGTATGCAGACCCTGATTAACAAGTTGAAGGGAACTGTTTTGGAAGGTTGTCACCTGTCGCCGACAAGCCGGGCGAACATGGGAAACATGTTCTACGTGATGAAGGAAGGATCACGCGTTGATGGACCTTGGACGGACAAGGACCTGGCGCAAGTTGTACCTATGCGCTTTCGAGATTTTTCGCCGTGGCGTTGGCAGGCGAAATTGATTGAGATCGCACGTGAGAACGACGATCGGACGGTGCATGTAGTCTACGATGCCCATGGGAACATCGGGAAGTCTACGCTGTGTGGGTACATGGCTACCCACGGTATGGCGAGGATGATCCCCCCTATGAAGGATCACAAGGACATCATGCGGATGGCGATGTGTGCCGGTGAGGCGCGCTGCTATCTGGTTGATCTGCCGCGAGCGATGGACAAGGAGCGTCTGATCAGCATGTGGACCGCCATTGAGAGCCTCAAGAACGGCCACGTATACGACGACCGGTACGAGTACAAGGAGAAGTGGTTTATCCACCCTCCGACGGTGATCGTATTCACTAACAAGATTCCCGACAGGAACATCTTGAGTGCCGATCGCTGGGCGATCTGGACGGTAGCAAATGGAGATTTGTTACCTTATGAATAAAATCATGGATTTTTTTTTATGCGCTTCGCTGTAGTACTGATAAAAAAAATTGTGCTAATATATATTCTTTATTTAGGGTTCTGGCACTTACGGCACAGGTTGCGAGACAATCTCGCCATCTTCGGGTCCAGCCGGAAGACCGGTCAAAACGGTATTCGCATTGGAGTTATCCCACATACGTGTGTAGAAAGTGATCGAGATCTCACAGACACAATAGGCTCCCGTGTTCGGAAGCGGACAGATCGTGTTCAAGACCAAGAATGCGTTAAGGCTCGGACTGGATGTACGTCCTCCCCAGCAAAGTGGATTGGCAATATACTGAGCCCGGGTCATTCCATTCATAACCCAAGGCTTAATATAGAACGTAGCCTTCTTAACAGAGTTCCCAGAGTCACGTGTTCCCACAAAGATTGGTTTGTGAGCAGACGCCGTGAGAACAAGCTGATCAAGTTGAGACTGCGGCCATGACTGCGCGTAGTTCGGAAGATCGTTTCCATCACAGATGAACGGATAAACGGTAATCATCTCCGAAGATGGATTGGTAATGGTGAGTTCGACTTTCGCACCCATCACTTGGTACTGGTGGTACAGAGAATCGTTCATGAACGAAGTCCAGTTGTTGGCAGAGTTACCTCCAAGAGAATAGTCCGGATCATACGGACTGGTCACACGATAAGTGTTGAAGTAACTGGCGTTCACAGATGATGGATTGGCAGGATAGAACTGAGATTGATACTCCCAACCAAGTTTTTTGTAGAGAGTCTCGGGGAAGGTAATGCCTTCCCACTTTTGGACAGTTGCGATACGAGGGAATCCCCGTACCGAAGGTCGACGAGTGGTAGGATTGAACCGCCTCTTAC